CTGTTGTTAAATCTTTGGCCTCAACAAATCCTTTTCCGAATACTGGAATTTTGTGATCAGGCGTGCAAGTCAAAGTTTTTCCGTTGTCGAGCGTAATTTTTATAACTTCTGTATCTGTACGAGTTACGCCGGCCCAGTTAATTAATCCGGGTACTACCTTCCCGGATTCTGGATTGCAACTATATGCCCAGTTTTCTTTACCTGCATTGAATTCATTAATCAATTCTGACAATGCAAGCGTACGACCATCGAGCAACGGTATTTTTGTAGCTAAATCTAAACATAGTGGGTTATAGCTGGCATCCATCATGTTGGCACCGCCACCTGTTGTGGTAGGGATTCTGCGCTGATACATTTCGTTCTTCACACGTTCTACAAACTGCATGGCAAGGTGGCTGGGCATGTTGCCCACGTCAATTTTGAAGATTCTGCGCTCAGGAGCACGGCTCACACGATAGATAAGAATAGCATCTTCCAGCAATTCTTTTTGTTTGTAAACTTTGTAAATTTGTTCTAGTATGCTACGTCCAAAGGGCCAGAACACATCCAGGCCTTCGTTCAAACTGCAATGCACCACGTGCTTGGCATCAATTGTGGCTTCGTTCATGGCATGCATAAATCTGCTATTACCTGTGCCACCACCTCCGCCACCATTGGGCATGGTATAGTTTGAACTGCCGCTGACACTGCCTGTAACAGGGTTGGTCATGTAGTCTGTGGTAGTTTTGGCTGCCACAGTCATGTTCTGGAAATTGGGGTTGATATCACGAATCACATACTGTTCAGGTCTCTTGCCTTCTGATTCGTTCACAATGATACGCATGACCTTGCTCATGTCCACCCAGTACATTTCAAATGTTTCTGGATCACGCACAAACACTTGATCACCGTACTTGATGGTGTTGCGGAACAGTTTGAAAATGCGCTGGTCCAGTTGGTTTAACTTGACCCACTGTTGCATCTGCTTCTTGATAATTTCAATTTCGTGATCAGTGGGCTTGTCGTTGTACTTTACGTCAAACGGTGTGCCGTTTGTTTCTGACATTTGTGTTGAGAACTCAGCAATGATATCCAAACAAGCATTGACTTCTGAGTCCATGTCCATGTTCTCATACTGATTGTATCGTTCCACACGGTTGGGGTGACCTGAGTAAACTTCCGGCAAGCGACTTGCATAGTTGCGAAACACAAAGTCCGCTTGCACATCACCAGTACCGTCGTTGCGAGGATAATTTGGCAAGCCAAATTGATTTCTACCTGATATAGGACTTTGTACTCCAGAAGTATCTGCGACTTTGAAATACTTGCGCCACGAACTTTTATTATCTGCCATAGTAGTTTATTTACCGTGATTATGCTTGCGCACGTAGTATCTTGGTTTGTATGTCGTTGCTATTTCGCTGTGTTCTAACCAGTTCATCTATTTTTTCAACCATTTGCATATTTGAATCGGCTATGCGTTCAAACATTTTTACAAAGTCTCCGGATCCGTTTTGCATGGGAATAACTGCTTCTTTGCCATGCAGTGTTGCTGGATATCCCGAATTGGGTCCTTCAACTTGAACTCCCGATTCTGCTGTTACTAAATCTTTAGCAAATAATCCAGCTTCAAGGGCACGTCTAGATTCTAGACCGGGCAATACCTTGCCACCTGCTTGATTGTATAAAGGGATAGCCTTGGCAATTTCCTCATTTTTTCGTTTGCCGTCGCCAGTCACTTGTGTTAAAAATCCTGGACCGCCGTTGTACACAAACGAACTCAGTGCATCAACTTGATTTTGTCCCCATTGGTAACCGTTCTTTTTACCAAAGTCGGCTACTAATTTTGACGCACCATCAATTGCTTCTTTAAGACGATTGGCAGCTTCGGGCTCGGTTATAGATTCATTAGGATCACTGGCTTTTGTACCGTATCCAATGCTGTATTGTTTGAAATCCCAAAACGCTTTAGGTGTAAATTTTTCCATGCCTTTGAGCATACTCACCAACTGACTGCTGACCGAATTTGGTACGTCTTTTGAAGATTTTGCTTCTTGGGCTGCCGGCATGCTGCCAGACGATGACGGTAATGTTATCGCAGGTTTGTTATTTTCTGTTCCTGCTGGTGCTCGGCCCGATGGAACTGTTCCTGAAGAACTTGATGCGGCAGGTGCGGCTCCGCTACCACCGGCTGGTGCGGCTCCGTTACCACCGGCTGCGGCCGAACTGGGAGTTTTTCCCATAAGTGCATCTGCACGAGCCTGTTTTTCTTTTTTCCTGCGTTCGTTTTGTGCGGCTAGTTGTGCTTCTCGTTGATCTCTACTGGCCTGAGCAACTTGTGCCTCAGATTCTTCTGCTGTTTTCTTTGCTTGTGCTTTTTGCTCTGGCGTGGCATTTTTATCGTTTAATACTGCTTTTGCCTTGTCTGCATCGGCTAGTGCTGATTCGGATGCTTTGTTTTGTTTTGCTTTTGCTTCTGCTTCTGACATTGGTTTACTCTGTCCAGCTTTTTCATCACCAAATAACCTATTCAATCCTTTAGCTGCCTCAAGAGTTACTTTTGCCAATGTTATCATAGCCTCATTGGCTTTGGGCATGCTCTTCATATACAAATCTTCGATTGATTGCTTGGATTTGATTTGTGCAGTGAGCATTTCGGCATTTTGCTTTGCTAATGGATCGCCTGCGTCACTCAGTGCTTTTAACCGATCTTCTTCAGCTTTCTTGGCTCTGTCTGCAGTTGACATATTAGCAAGATTCGTTGAATTAGTCATTGTTGATATTTTTAGTTGAGTTTGTGCGCCTGCATCCAACTGTGACATGCTGTTGCCCAACGTTTTCTGATACACTGCTACAGACTTATTAATCCTATCATCGTATTCTTCAGCAGTTATCGCACCCGATTTCAAATCTTCCATTGCCGCAGCGGCATCGCCCATGGTACTGTTAAATAATTTTTGTGCCGCGACGTTTCTGAAATTGCCGTTGACTGATGCCATGAATGCTTCGGCCATTTCTGGACCTTTAGCGGCTGCCAGTTTCAATCCTTTTTCTAGCCTTTCTACCTCTTTGGCAGCAGCCGCATCACCATCTGCGGCTCTTGCTTTGAGTTCTTGTCTCTTGCCTTCGAACTGTTCGTTCTCTGCGGCCTGGTCCATTAATGCTTGTTGCTTTTGCGCATTTAGTCCAGTAATTCTTGTTAGTATATCTTGTTCCAGAATATATTTCTTGGCACCTTCTTCCATTTGCTTGGATGTCAGGACCTGAGCAAGTCCAGTTCTCTGAACCTGTTTCATGTAATTTACCATGCCTTCAGAAACATCAGTTGCTGACTGTCCTAGCACCAGCATGTCTTTGCGGAAGTCTCCCATGCCCTCGCCCATGTTTTCCAGGGCTTTACGACCATCACCGACACTTCCCGAGAAACTGGCCAACATCTGACTATTTTCACCTATTAGGCTAACAATCCCATCCAGGTCCTCCATGGTCATGCCCAACTTGTGTACACCTTTTTCCAAGCCGGTCATACCGTCTGCCGCACCACCCCCGGCTTTGGCTATTTTACTGTATCCTTTGTACAACTGATCATTCATTTGATTCACGGCTTTGACATAATCTTTTATAGCATCAATTGCAGCCGTAACCACATACATCAAAATTTTCATAACTGGACCAACTGGTCCAAGCATGGCCAGCAATCCCATGGATGCACTTTTGGCTGCATCTGCCATGCTGTCTACTGCACCATTCATAGCGGCCATGCCACGCTCGCCGGCCATGACTGATTTGGTTAATTTTCCTATACCGCCGCCCAATTGAGCAAAAGCAGTAACGGATGCAGTGACTGCGGTTCCTATATTATCTATTCCGGTAGTGCTTCTTAACACAGCGGCGTTGTGGGCTTCTTGAGTTGAGCTGTACGCTCTCCCATAATTAAGAATCTCTTCTTGGAGTTTTCTATAAGTATCAGCTAATTCTTGAGCACTAGTATTTTCAGCAGCCATGTTTATCACCTATAAGTATGCTATATTTATAGGTGATTTTATGACCCAATCTGCTAATCCGCTGAAACAGTTCTTTAGACAGCCATCAATTTACATGCGGTTGCCATCAAAAGGAAATTTTTGGCCCAAGGGCGCATTTGACATGCCGGAAAACCAAGAGGTGCCGGTTTATCCAATGACTGCCATTGACGAGATCACTTACCGAACACCAGATGCATTATTCAACGGCCAAGCAGTGGTAAATGTTATTCAAAGTTGTGTGCCAAATATTAAAAATGCATGGGCGACACCGTCTATTGATATCAACAGTATATTGATGGCTATTAGAATTGCCAGTTACGGGCATGCCATGGAGATCACAAGTCGTTGTCCAGCCTGCAACGAACCAAACGAATTTAATGTAGATTTGCGTATACTGTTAGATCAAATAAACGGCGGAAATTACGGTCAATCAATTTCTCAAGGCGATCTTGAGATCACATTCCAACCCATGACCTATAAGGGACAAACCGAAGTTAATCAATTGCAATTTGAACAGCAGAAAAAAATTCAATCAATACAAGAATCCACTTTGCCTGATGACGAGAAAATTAAACAACTGAACCAGATTTTGACACACATCACTGAATTAACAGTTGATGCTCTCAAACACAGTATTTCCAGTATCCGTACTCCACAAGCATTGGTTACAGAGACTGCATATATCCAAGAATTTCTCAACAATATAGATCGTAAAATATTCAATTTTATTAGAGATCATATTATTAAATTACGAGCCGATAGCGAAATCAAACCGTTGGACTTGACTTGTACTGAGTGTGCTCACAAATATCAACAAGTGGTCAACATGGATCAAACAAGTTTTTTCGAAGCCGCCTCCTGACACTCTCGGCTGAAGAAATTTCCGAGATGGTGGATCAGCTAGACAAAGAGGCCAATAGTATACGTGAACAAAGTATAAAAATGGCATGGCACATGCGAGGTGGTGCCACTTATGATGATATACTACAAATGAGTTGGTCTGAACGTACTGCCATCAGTGCCTTGATCAAAGAAAATATGGAAACCACAAACAAAACTCGATTGCCTTTCTTCTAATGGAACTAGAAACAGTTAAAAAAGACATACTAGATTGGTGCCAACGTTTTGTGGAGGTACCACATGTGGCCTTGGGCGGGTGGCCGCCTTGTCCGTATGCTCGTCAAGCAAGACTGGCAGGCACTGTACACATACTGTTAGGATCAGATCCTTACTATGATTTAAAAAATCAAAGTCGTTGGGGCATGGGCACTGCCGAAGTTGTGATCTATGCATACGATCCTGCAGAGTGGTCATATGACACTTTTCATGCCAGCATAGAATCAGCCAACACAGAATTTTTATTGCCCAGAGATATTGTTGCTCTTGAAGATCATCCTGCAGACATAGAAGATGTCAACGGTGTTGTTATGAATCAGGGCACCTATGCTCTAGCAATGATACAAAGCCTAAGCAAACTTGATACTGCGGCTAAACAAGTTGGCTCCAAAGGATTTTATCACGGTTGGCCTGAAGAATATCTAACTGGATTGTTCCGTCACAGACAGGATCCCAGATGATGTATCAGTTTGCTAGAATCAATTTGAGTTGCACCGAGTATGCAGAGTCTGTCAAGTGGAAGTATTTGACCAATCCGGATATCTCTGCATTAAATCAAATCTACAAAGACTATTGTGTACACAAACGTTTTGCAAGTGTAATGCCTATCTTTGATAGTCGTTATCGTGATCCCATGACAGATGTCATTGGCTACTATGATCAAGATCAGTTGGTGGCGTTCTCGTT